TCCCTGAGTTTTTGCCCCGTCCAGTATTGCCCCGATCAATTTCGCATTGGTCAAATTCGCATTGCTCAAATTCGCATTGCGCAGGTCCGCCCCGGTCAGGTCCGCATTTGTCAGGTTCGCCCCGAGCAGGATTGCCCCGGCCAGGTCCGCATTTGTCAGGTTCGCCCCGGTCAGGTCCGCCACGATCAGGTTCGCCCCGGTCAGGTCCGCCTTTTTCAAGTACGCATTTTCCAGGTACGCCCTGGTCAAATTCGCCCCACGCAGGTCCGCCCCGCTCAGGTTCACCCCGAGCAGGACTGCCCCTATCAGATCCGCATTGCTCAGGTTCGCCCCGGTCAGGTTCGCCCCGATCAGGATTGCCCTGCGCAGGTTCGCCCCGCGCAGGGCCACTTTGGTCAGGTCCGCCCCATACAGGTCCGCATTTGTCAGGTTCGCTTCGGTCAGGTTCGCCTCGACCATACTCGCCCCGGCCATGTCCGCCTCGGCTAGGTTCGCCTTGCGCAGGTCCGTCCCGATCAGATCCGCTCCCTCCAGATTGGCTTTCCTCCCCGCGCGATCTCCTTTGACCCACATGGCGTGATCCGCGAGAATTTTTACAAGGTCGACTGTAGAAGATAAACGTGAAATCACTATTTTTAAATCCGCAGCGACAAGTTTACGAGAGGGATTCTTAGAACCCTCTATGGCTGCAGCTATATGACGAAGAGTATTTGATAGTTCATGGGGCTTCACGTTAAAAAATAATAATAAAAAACATATAAATTGTAAAGCGGTGAAACTATGTTAATATTTTCCCCAAATACTGATTTTTGCTTCGTCGGCAAAAAGCTCGGGATACGCTAGTAGTATGTATTTTAATTCATACACACTGCCTTTAAATTATATTATAAACGCACATATCCTTTAAAGAATCTTCGTTTAGTAAAGTACTCTTAATGATTAACCCTATAGAGTATGATCTTGCTTTATCGATTAATTCATATTATGTAGGTGAAGAAAGATCAGGTCTTAGGTCTTGCGAAAGGGGGTTACTCTCAAATCCTCCTTATCATATAGAGAATAATTTAAAACAAAATTATACTTTTTATATGCCTAAACTTGCAGATTTAGAGGGTGTTACATTTGTGGATTTAAATATTCCTCCGTATAATCCGGGATGGGGGGTGTTTAATCCGACACTTATACAGAAGGACTTAGGCCACTATGTATTAGTAAGGAATGCTAATTATGAAATAGTAGATGGAAGATACCATATTAAAGATAGTTCAAATAATACGATTTATACTCGGTATCAGTTGTTATCTCTTAATGAAAAAGACGAAATTGAAAGTATATCTAGTATAGACAGTGAACCCTACGAGAAAAGTAACTTCCCGGCTGATGGGATCGAGGATGTACGTTTATTTAAAATAGATCATCAGTATTATGTATCTGGAACTATCCGGAATATGCTGCCTTATACTGACAAAGCAAGAATAGCTGTCGGTAAGCTCAACGTTGAAAGGAGCTTCATGCATGATATTAAATTATTAGAATCACCAGTTTCTCATGATAAGCACGAAAAAAATTGGATGCCTATTCTTGGCTCTGAATGTCCTGAATGGTTATATGAGTGTAACAATGGTGGTTGGACAGATGTAATTCAATATAAAGATGGAAGTCTAAACATAATATCAAGGAATTTGGCTCCGAACATTTCTAAATCATTTAGAGGTGGTGGTCAATTGGTCAAGGTCGGGGATTCTTACTTTGCTATTGTACATGAAGTAGTCATTCTCCATGACAGCAGAAGGAACTATTTCCATAGATTCGTGAAGTTCAATTCACGAATGGCTATTGAGGACTACAGTATCCCGTTTTTTTTAAAAGAGAAACATACCATCGAATTTGTGTCTGGGTTAGCTTTTGATGATATGACTGAAACATTTAGGATAACCTTCGGTATTATGGATAGAGAAGCTTGGATTTGTAAGCTCTCCTTATCATTTTTAAATGACTTCATGAGGGTTCGCCATGAAGTCATGAATGAGAAGAAAAATCTCTTTTGAATAAAATTCATATCCGTAGAATTATATATGAATAAAACAATTGATTCAGGCAAATTTGGAGTAGCTTGTTGCGAACAAGAATTTTATTCAAAAATAAATATCCATATGCATGGGGACGCTGGAATAATGCTACTTTATGTTCCTACTGCGGACATCCTAAAAATTCAACTACCTGTCAGGTGACTCATCCATGATAATTATCATGTCAGCATTGGCATTTGTAGCAGGATATTGCGTTGGGCGACTTAATCGAAATCCATTAGGATGATTTATATGAGACATTCCCATGATGTCCTTTACGACATGGTAGCAGCCATACGACTTGCGAATAATCATCTACATGATCATTCGCAAGAGAAGAAATTCCATGATTGTTGCATATCTGAATATAGACGACTAAGTAGACCAGATGAGTCTCTGCCGCTTCTTTACGTGACGCCCATGAAGTAATTCGTAATCTAGAAAAGGAATGTAACCAGTATAAATCCCAGCACGACTCTTATGAAGAAAAGTCAAATATCAGAGGAAGCCTGGAAGCTTGCAGCAAAGTATCTAGAAAGTGATATATCTGCAAGAGTATATGAAATTACCAAAGAAGATATAGAGTATTATGTCACATTCAAGACATTATAATACCATCATTAAGACAACGTGCTAATATAATAAAGCGAAATAGGAAAGTAGGCTAGTTACTCATTATTCATAAATTCCAGAATGCACTCATCTTCTAAACATTCTTCAATCGGAAACCCAAAAAGCTCATGGTCAGAGTTATTACATGTTCGTCCTCGTTTTCCTAAATCAAAAACTACTTTGGCTGGACGAATCCCTATGGTAAGTGCTTGAAGGTTTCTTTTTGTGCTTTCCATCACTTCTGAAATAACTCGACCTTCTTCGAATGCTTTAATACGAGTTTTGTACCTATCATTAACATCCATCCTTTAATTTACATTTTCCATATTATTTAGTATAATTAATCATGTTAGTGTCTTCATTTTTACTTCAATCAAGTGGTCATACCACTCACTCCGTAGAAAAGTATTTTCATAACTTTAACCGAATGAGAGCTGTAATTGATATACCGATGATTCTTTTTGTGGATAGAACTTTATCGACCGACAGTTTAGAATTAAAAAATGTCAATATCATAAGATGTTCCTTAGAAGAAACAGATACATATGAATTAATTCAATCTTGTGCAAATCCTGTCGTTCAAGTATCAGATAACCCATCGAAAAACACGAAAGACTTCCACATAATCATGAACTCTAAGACTGAATTCATGGTTAAAGCGATGGATATTACAGATTCGAGGATTTTATCTTGGGTAGACTTTGGGATTGGTCACGTGATAAAAGATGAAAAGTCATTCTTGCATCTTAAAAAATTGCATTCACTAGAGGGTGGTGTTCACATTCCGGGGGCTTGGAATTATAAAACCACGATAAATGATCATCCAGCATGGAGATTTTGTGGGGGGTTTTATGTGGGTGATAGAGAATCTTTAAGAGGAATGCATGAACTCAGTAGAAGAGTAATACGTGAATTACTACCTATCGTTACTTGGGAAGTCAATATTTGGTCGATGATGGAGAGTATATATGGATTTAACTTTCATTGGTATTACGCTGGACATGACGACGGCATGTTGTGTTTCCCCTTAAGCAGTAAAGTATGAAATGAAGGATATCTCAGTAGAAGAAGTGAATAAAATTAATCTGAGAGAGCTATGTCAGCATGGATTTAACATCAATGAATTTTTGGACAATGCTGGCAGGGAACATTATAAATTATTGGCATTTTTGAGTTTACAATATGACGATGTTAATATATTAGATATTGGTACTCATATGGGGGCTTCTGCTACGGCTTTGTCATACAATAAGAAAAATAAAGTACACACTTTTGACATAAAAGATAAAATACTCGGAAATGGATTATGTAAAAAATTTCTAGAAAATATAGAATTTCATTTTGATAATTTAATGAATGAATCTGTACTCAAATTGCAGAAGGAATTCATATTAGGTTCCCCCCTAATATTCATCGATATAGATCCACATCACGGCGTGGAAGAGTATGGGTTCTTTTGTTGGTTGATAGATAATTCATATTCAGGAATCATAATTTTCGATGATATAAATAAATTCCCAGCTATGAAGGCAAACCTGTGGGACAAAATTACCCATGAGCATAAACAAGACATATCAGTTTATGGTCATTGGTCTGGTACCGGAATAGTGCAATTTCAGAAAAAATTCATTTTCGAGGATACTAAATGAAGGTAATGGCTGTAACTGGTTTCGTCCCTAATGCTTTTCCTGCTCGGCACCTGTCAGAAACACAATGTCGTGATTTGGGGGATAAGTTAAAGGCGGCTATTCCTCAAAATATCCACGCATTCGATCAGGGATGGAATCTTAGTGATTGTTGGGCTCATAAATTTTTGCGGGATAATCCTGCTTTAATGCCTAGTGATTCTAATCCTCCGAATGATAGATATGCTGAGCCTCAACACGCCGCAATTTCAAATATAGTCCTACTACAGAGATATGAATGGATGAAAATGGCTGCAGACATTCATCATGATGTTGATATATTTGCCTGGATTGAATATACGGTCTTTAAGCAAAGGAATATAAAAGAGTCTGTAGTTCAGGACTTCATTGGTGACGTGTCTTTTAAAGACTACGACGCCATATCCTTGCCCGGATGTTGGTCAAAAGGGTTGATTGACGATAGTAAAGCTCATTGGAGATTCGCTGGGTCAGTGTGGGTATGTCCCAGAAAATATATTTATAATCTAAATGAGTCTATTAGAACTGTTGTTGATTTGAGAACTCGAATGAATGGAAAAATATCATGGGATATGAACTCCATGGCCTATATAGAATTATTGGATATTCTTCCAATAAGATGGTATCCGGGGGTCACGATGAAACACAATTTTCGAATTATCTTCGTGCTTGATTACCGATGGGGTGTCCTATGAATGATGGAGAGCAGGTAAAGGATTTTGAATCGGAAATTAACTGTCTCAAGGGTAAAATCTTGCGGCTTGAAAATCTTCTTTTTAAGAAGGGTTTAATGTGTGAGGCTCCATGTTTTCTTTGCGGATATAATGGGCCAGAGTACTATGAATCTTCTCATCATCCTTGTGCTTCTAGGCACCACGAATTCTGTAACAAGCGTTTAACTGAAGATTATCGTATAGAGCATAAATGTGTTCATAGAAGCACTTCTTGCCAGTGTGACTGCCACACTACTAATGATGTTTGGTCACATAAATGCTGCTATCCGTGTAAGTATTGTGGATTTTTAGACCCGATTTAGACATGCAACCCTCTTTATTGGATTAGTGATTTAAGTACCAGGAATTAAAATGAAGGTAATAATCACTGGAGGATGCGGTTTCATAGGGAGCCACGTAGTAGATCATTTTATCTCGAAAAAATCTAAGGTGGTAATAGTTGACTCTTTTACCCACACTGATAATGAATCATATTACCATCCTTGTACCTTATATAAACTTGATATTTCTGACAGAGTTGGTTTTAATAGTCTATTGAGTGGCGAAAAGCCCGATTTAGTGATAAATCTAGCAGCTGAAACTCATGTTGAAAATTCTATTAAAGATATTCTTCCTTTCATTTATTCAAACATAATAGGCACTACAAGTGTGTCAGAGGCCTGTTTAAAGCATAAAATCCCTCTAGTTCACATATCGACTGATAAAGTATATGGTTCGTGTTGTGAAGGGTCATTTAATGAGAATGCAAGTTTAAATCCGAAAAATCCGTACTCTGCCACCAAAGCCGCTGCAGATCAAATAATTCAATCGTTTCATCACACTCAAGGGTTGGAATATTTAATAATAAGGCCTTCAAATAATTATGGACCTCGCCAATATCACGAAAAATTCATACCAAAACTGCTTGAGAAATTAAACAAAAAAGATAGATTTCCTTTATATGGTAGAGGAGTGCATACCAGGGAGTGGACTTATGTGGAGGATACGGCCTCTCTTATATATGAAATAGTATGTAATGGGAAAACTGAATGGAATGGTGTTTATAACTTAAGTTCAAATATATCGCTGGATAACACTCAGGTGATTAATAGCGTTATTAATCAATATAATGCGAAACATTATTACCGTTTAACTTTTGAAGATGTTGTGTTATCTGTAGAAGACCGTCCTGGTCATGGTATTAGGTACGCTATTGATTCTGAAAAATTAAACCGATTACTAAATCCTGTTTACACTTCCTTTGAGGAGGGTATTAAGAGAATATGGGAAACGAAGTGACGGTCTCCAAACCTAAATGTCTTATAACGGGTGGGGCCGGGTTTATCGGTAGTAACTTATCCAATTTCATTCAGGAAATCGGTTGGGATTTAGATATAGTAGATGATTTATCTAGTGGAAAAAAAGAGTTCTTAAATGTAGAACTACGTTCTGAACGGTTGTGGGTGGAAGATTTTTGCTCACCTGAAGTATTAGAAAGAATTAGTCGGAAAACTTACGATTTTGTATTTCATTTAGCGGCAAATCCGAGAGTAGGATATTCTGTATCAAATCCGGTCGAATCAAATGATATAAATGTTACGAAATCATTGATGTTAGTGGATGCCTGTAGGGACAATGTCAGTAAATTTATATTTGCGTCATCCTCTGCTATTTATGGGGAATCTAAGAACTTGCCTACTTTAGAATCAGAAATACCAAACCCAAAATCTCCTTATGCCCTTCAAAAATTAATTATTGAAAATTATCTTAAGCTATACTCAGATTTATATGGACTAGATTCTATATGTCTAAGATTTTTCAATGTATATGGACCCAATCAATTAGGAAACTCTGCTTATTCCACTGCCGTTTCTGCATGGTTAACAGCATTATTTAGTGGTCTAGTGCTTAGGAGTGATGGCGATGGTACACAGACTCGGGATATGGTGTTCGTTCAAGATGTTGTAAGAGCTCTTGCAAAGTCTGCCGTCACTAAAACTTGTGGGTGTGAAATCTTGAATATAGGTACTGGTGTTTCCATATCTAATAATGATATTTTAGATTTAATTCGATATAAGTATGACACTATATTAGTAAACCAAGCTCCTGCTAGAGTAGGGGATGTGAAACATACTTTGAGTAGTATTGAGAGGGCAGGGTCTCTCATAGGTTATGAACCGAAGTATGACTTTATGCATGGATTTAAAGAAACATTCAGATGGTATGACTCTAATTGGGAGTGGCTAAGAAAAATTCTTTAACTCAGGATCCACTGAATTGTTTATTTGCAGTTTAGATAGTATTTTCAATACATTTGTTTTGCTCGGACCAAGGTAGACTAATTGCTCATTGGAATGTCTAGATGATATGACATGAGTGTTATACTTGATAAGTATTATTTAATTGATATATTATTAGATTCATAATGAAAGGTGGTATATATGAGTAGGAATGCTTCTTTAAGGTCATTTATACATTTAGCTAATAGGATCGCTGCAAAAGAACAAACAAATGTTGATGATGACATGGAGTACATGCGCGCTGTGCAAGACCCACCTAATTCATATGACCTCGAAGAGTATACTATTACTAAAGGAACCACCGAGTATTCTTGTCGAATAGAATTAGGAATGGAAGTTAATTTTGAGGGCAGTGTTTCCAAAGAGACACTTCTAAAAGCTTTAAGAAAGGAACTTAAAACCTCCATAGAATCTGGCATGAAATCGGTAGTAGGATTACTGGACCTTCAATCTGTACAAGTGAAGATTCGTCCTGTACTAATGGAAATGGATATATTGGATGATTCAGAAGAAGGTATGGATGAATATGGAAATATGGAGGAACCAAAAAATACGGCTGATGAGGACTCCGATGAGGAATCTGAAGATTCCGATGAGGACTCCGATGAGGAATCTGAAGATTCCGATGAGGACTCTGATGAGGAATCTGAAGATTCCGATGAAGAATCTGAGGACTCCGATGAAGATTCCGATGAAGAATCTGAGGACTCCGATGAGGATGATCATTTGTCTCAAGATAGTGATGATGAAGAGGATGAAGATGATGATGATGATGATGATGATGATGATGATGATGATGATGATGAATATGACTACGAAGTTCAGAGTGTATAGTTTTTATTGTGAAAGATATGAAATTACCGTCTGAGGAATTCAATAAACTAACCCAGTACGAAGCGTCTATAACTCATTGGTCTAATGAGTATACGGTCTTGAATCTAAAGGCCCGAAAGATGCTTGATGCTATAGATAATTTATATGTCGCAAGACAAAAAACCCTAGATGACTATCTGAAGGCAAACGACGTCGATCCAGGATCAATTGAGAGTCTTAACCTGACTCCGGATGGTGAGATTCAATTCACCTTAAAGAAAAAGGACTAGCGTCCAATTTCTTATGAGGGAGATTTATCAGGATGCCTTCTCCTCCTGATAGATCTCCCTCCATATTAGAAGTAATACCTTCTAATCCTCTTCCCCCACTTAATGTTACTTGTTCTGTAGGATTTGAGAACAATACTGTAGATATATGGTGGTCAAATCCTGCTGAAATATCCTCAAATACTAAATTCAATATCATTGGAACCAATATTTATAGAAGCTTCGATTCTGAATTTGGTCCATTTTTCAGACTAAATGCTTCTCCAATTCAGGTAAACTTCTATAGGGATAATACTAGAATCAGTGTAATCCTACAAGAAGATATCAGCAATTCATATAGTTGCTTTGGAACTTCTGACCCTAGTGGTAGATATATATTTAGAACTGCCAATAAACCAGTTGTAATACAACCATCTTTGGGTACTGAGTGTGCAAATCTAAATGTGTTTGTGACCGTAGATGGACTAAATGCTAGGGTGAAGAGTATAGTTAGTACTTCTGGAGAAGTGGAATTAGATACTGATAAATATTTTGATGTAGCGAATCAAACTTATACTGACCCTGTATTGCCTTTGGTCGGGTCCGTTTCTTTAGTCAGTTACCGTTATTTAAAAGAGGGTCTTAAAACCAATTTATACCAGAGGATTTTCTACAGAATCACAACTGTTGCTGTGGACTCGAACGGTAGTTTTATAGAAACTCCGTTAAAAGTAGCTAGTTCTACTAACACTAGAGAAGTAGAAAAACTAGACTGGATATGGAGAGAAGCAGTCCGTAGAAACAAGTTTATTCTCCAACAGGGAGGAGAAAGATCAAAAGTATTTATTAGAAAACATATTGGTGAACGATGTGGTTGCTATAGTGTAGAAAATAAACAACCTGCTTCTGATTGTTTATTGTGTTATGCGACTGGATTCATAGGTGGTTATGATGGGCCTTATGATGTAGTGTTGTCTCCTGATGATTCTGAAGTCAACATAACTCAAAGTAATAGAGGTAGATCCATGGTGCATTCATATGAAACTTGGACTGGCCCTCAACCATTATTATCTCAAAGAGATTTCATTATTAAATTAAATGGTGATAGATACGGAATAGGCCCTGTTCGTATGCCATCAAATAGGGGTATGCAGCTTCAACAGCACTTTTCTATTTCACACCTAGATGAAGGTGATATTCGTTATAAGGTGCCGGTATTGGATGTGAGCACATTAGTGGTGCCTGAAACGCGGTATATCATAGAAGGTGAAGGTAAAGCCACCCCGATGACTACCGAAAGACAAGTTATACCGGACGAAAGAGAATTTAGAGGCAGAACTGTGGTTTACGAAAATACCTACAGAAGATGAATTTTAATTTTGATAAATTAAATCACCTGCTCGAAGACAGAATACTTGATGTCTTGGAGCCAATAGCTATAAAGGGTCTGACTGCATTTAAGAGAATCTTAGATGATTCAGGGTTTTCTTCTTCTCCATATCTTAAAGACTACTCCATATATTCCGAAATGTCAAAGGATAGTGTCAGTTTCCATTTAGTCCTCGATGTTTTCTCTATAGAAGAAGAAAGCATGAAAAAAATGAGGAAAGAATCAGATAATATTTATTCTAAAAATGCTAGAGAAGTTAAAAATAAAGATGAAGCAAAGGAATTCCTACGAATTTATATGATGAAGCCTGATGGTAAACCACAACGAATGGTAGGTATTAGGGATGCCAGGAAGAAGCAGAAGAGTGCTAGAAAGCCTCAAACTGATGCCCGTAAAGTAGCATATGATAGAAATAAGGCAAAAAATCCAGAAAATGCTGGTGAGAGACTCGTAGATAAAGAATACGCATCATCTAGTCCCAGAAGTCTAGAGGTCTTAACAGATGGTAAGTTGAGAATGACCCTTCAAAGAGAGATTAGAAATACAAGTCGCAAAGTGATCTTTCCAAAAGGCACTTATCAAGGTATAGTAAAGGAATTATTGGAGGAAATTTCTTCTATAATTGAATCCTCATTCACCAGAGAGCTTAACGCTATAATCAAATCGGTATATTGATGAAATATTTTACATTAAAAAACAAGACTAATACTCAATTATATATTGAGGATTTAGGGATCAGTCTAAGTGCGCTTGGTAGCTCAGCAAAGGTGAATGAATTAGATTTGCAAAATTCACGTTCTTTGCAGGAGGTAAAATCGCTATTAGAAATATCTCCCATAAGAGAAATAAACTGTTGGCCATTCAACAAGCGTAATCAAGAATTACAAAGTGTACTGAAGAACAAGGTATCAAATCTAAAGACTCATGGCGTCATAAGAAAACCTGACGTGATGAATAAATCTAATGTTATCGAGGACAGACCAAGTGAACTGAATATTTCGATTTCACCCATCCCTGATTCATTGGATTCAGAAGAGATGTCGAGTGTTCCTACAGGAAAAAAAGACTCCAGAATAGATGAACTAATTCATAAAATGAGTGATTTGATAGAAATCATGGGTAAAAATGCATTTTCTACAATTACCCCGAGATCGCTATCTACTGAAAATTTTATTTCTAACAGTATTTCCAGTCCGGTAGGAAATGGTGAAGAACCGATGTTTATTCTCAGCAAAATAATGCCAGAAGAAGCAGTTGTGAATGTCACATTACATCAAGAAGAAAAAATAAGACCTGATATCGACGAAGCATCTGAATCATTGAAGCGATTAAGACATAAGAATAAAATGAAGAATAAGAAGTAAAAACTAGTAAAGTAATGCTGGAGATAATATGTCGAAACAAGAAAAAGATAGAGATCCTGAATTGATAACTGGTGTTGGTCTAGATGTTGGAACGATGAATTTCGTTTCTGCTAGGAAGATAGGTAAATCTGTTACAACTAGCCGAGTGAGAAATGCGTTTCTTGATTTGCCTCTTGAACATAAAAGAATGCTCAAGATATCGAATACATCCTTCGTAGAATTGAGTGGTAAACTATTAGTCATTGGGGATGAAGCCCTGGAGACTGCAAATTTATTTAATAAAGAAGCACGTCGCCCCATGGCAGGCGGAATTGTGGCTAGTGGTGAAATTGATGCTCAGCAAGTCATAGGGTTAATAATAAAGAGCGTTTTGGGTGACCCGCGAAAGCTGGGAGAACGGTGTTGCTATTCAGTTCCTGCTTCCGCTGTTGACGTAAGCGGTTCGGATATCACTTATCACAGCAGGGTATTAGGAAAAATACTTACTGAAATAGGCTATTCTCCTGAGCCTATAAATGAAGCTCTGGCAGTCATTTTTTCCGAGTGTGCAAATTCGAATTTTTCAGGGTTAGGTATTTCATATGGTTCTGGTATGACTAACGTCTGTCTGAGTTATAACGCCATGAGTGCGTTGGAATTCAGTTTGGGACGCGGTGGGGACTGGGTAGATAATGGCGCGGCTAGAGCTATCGGAACTACTTCTGCAAAGATATGTGCTGTCAAAGAATCTGGTATCAGCATATTATCACCAGAAGGCCGGGAAGCTGAAGCTTTAGCTGTATATCTTGAGAACTTAATAGATTATACGATAAATAATATAATGGCTCATTTTAATAAAGTTAAAAGTAATGTAATGGTGCCAAAGCCTATACCGATTTTGGTGTCTGGTGGTACTTCATTGGCAAATGGGTTCGTGGAAAAATTTAAGGAGCGGTTCGAATCTCTTAAGGGTAGATTTCCTATACCTATCTCTGAAATCCGCGCTGCTCATGATCCTTTGACATCTGTAGCTACTGGTCTATTAGTCTTGGGTCAGATGGAAGATTGAATCTCTAATAAGGAGTAATGAAGTATGAGTATTAAATATTTTATGGGGGTAAAAATACCTGATAATAAAATATCAGACTCTCTTATAAAGGCTGATAATTCGCAGGAGGAAACCTTCCTTATTTCGGTTCCTGAGCTTGAGGTAGTAAAAGAATCTGAGACTGTAGAAGAATCTGAGACTGTAGAAGAATCTGAGACTGTAGAAGAATCTGAGATTGTAGAAAAATCTGAGACTGTAGAAAAATCTGAGACTGTAGAAGAATCTGAGACTGTAGAAGAATCTGAGACTACGGAGGACCTGGTTGGCTCAACCGATTATATACAAGAATCATCGAAACCAGATAACCAATCCGAAGTTAATTCTGAAAAGCCAAAGAAGAAAGCCAAGCCTAAAAAGGCTAAGCCAAAGAAGTCTTCTGAAGTTCCGTCTTAATGAATGACTTGGTGGCTTTATGATATCTTGGTTAACGAACGCCACCAAGAGGAGGATCATAGAGGAACTAAAGAAGATTCTCTATGATCATCCACGATACCGTGATGATTCTAAGAATGTACAGAATAAATTCGCTTTCGATGAGCGGCCTCAGAGAGGCATTATTGTAAATGGGGTTTCAGGAGATAGGGTTAGGTTATCAGCCGATAACTATATGGGAAGACTATCATCCTTTTGCATGTTATCTTATGAAAAAGGGTATCCGGGTACTACTGTTGAATGGATAAGAGAAAATTTTACTGAATTAGAGAAGATTTCTCCTTATAGAGACAAATTTCCCAGCGCTCCTGGAGTTTACAGGTTTCAAGTCAGTCGTTTGCCCGATCAAGCTCGCAATATACCTGGACTGGTCGAAATGGATCCTATTTTGACTGTCCTAGGTGAATACATCATAGTATTTAATCATTCAGGGGATCAGAAGGGTCAGATTAGTAACCCTAACATATATCCTAATTCTGTAAGATTATGGTTAGATAATAGGGTTTATCTGATTAGGGGAGAGGATTATGCAATTGACTATGAGACTGGAGAAATAACGTTTCTTACCTATATATCATCTTCTCAGAATGTTTATGCGGATTATCGATACGTCACCCCTAAGCAAGGACCCTTTGAGTTTAAAAAAGAGGAGTTCAATGTTAGTATCATTCCAGGAGTCGTGATTGCTTTTGGGGATCGAACTCAAGACTGCGATAAATTTAATATAGTGGTTACGGAAGATCGAACCGATGTAGCTATGGTTTATGGTGGAAAATTCGAAATGAATTTTGATCTAATCGCCTTTTCCAAAGATTCAGAAGATAGAGAGAAACTTTCTGATTATATCATAATGAAGATCTTAGAAAGGCAAAACGCCTTGGGTTTTGAGGGCATAGAACTTTTGGATATTTCTCCAGGAGGAGAAAATGAAGACATTTTTAATCCTGAGACAGATGAATACTTCTACGAAAGTAACATCTCCTGCACATTTCGAGTAGATTGGGCGATATATAATCCCTTACCTGCTGTCTTGTTAGATTTACAAATGAGCACTAGAATAAGTGATCCTTCAATAGAAGAAGAGACTAGCATATTGGAAATTGGCCGTGGACTCACATATGAAAGAATGATTTAGTATCCTGTATAGTAAATCATGCCGCAATATGAGTATGCATGTGAAGAATGTGAAGTCGAATTTTCAGAGTTATTGCTAAATAAAGCCGATTCAGAAAAGTACTTGAGTTCACACCCTTGTCCGGTGTGTAGTAATCCTGCTGCTAGGAAGATGTCTTCTTTCTCTTTTGGATTTAAAGGCAGTGTAAGAGGGCTAAGTGGTGTCCATGGTAATTCTGGCGTTCACGACTTAGATTACCCCAGTTTAGATAAAGCTGTAGCTAGGTCTTCTGAAGCAAAATGGGGTAATTTTAGGAAACAACAATTAAAAACTGATAAGGTAAGACAAGAGACGGGTTCCCATGCTTTGACAGAGGATTCCTCTGGAAATTTGAAACCGACTGATTCGAGAATTCTAGATCTCCGGGCTAAAGCAATAAATTCTATATCAAAAGCAAGTCCTATATCTAAAAATAAATAGACTCTCTATGTTTTCCTTAAATTGGACCTTAGATGAGACGTACACTAAACCTAAATCGTCTGGCTAACGTTTAGACTTATACTTAAACATTTCGTCGGGAGAACATTAAAACATGGGAATCGGTCCATTTACCACCTACGCTCCTCCGGGAGTCTACACTCAGACAATTGTTGAGCCAACAGCTGGCCCTCTCCTTACTGGACTTCGAGTCCCAGTAATAATTGGTCCCGGAAGAGAAACCCTATCTCAAACGGACTTTGAGATGGTGCGTGGCTCTTCGAGCCAGGCTGACACTCCTATATTTTCAGAAGACGTTTCAAACCGTTGGATAATAAGCGGTACTAACGCAAATCCCGTCTTAGACGATACGGACGGAAATAAATTCAAGTTTAAGGTACGCAATTACCCTATAGTAGATGGTACGGGAGCTGGTCGACCCACCTTCGACTCTTCTAGAGTGTCTGTCTCAGTAAATGGTGCTCCAGCAGCTGTTTCAGCGGTTGATGGTCCTAATGGTGTAATCACTTTGCTGATTCCACCAGCAGCAGACGATTTCGTCACTGTCAACTATTATTTCCACCGAAAGGATACTAGAGTCACTGATGATGTCAGTGACCAAGTTTCGGCTGGTCCTGCCGTTTTGATAATGCCTAAGGCTGAACCCTATACGTTTAGCTCTTCGTCAAAGCGTCTTTTGGTTTATGTGAATGATTTAGTCGGTGTTTCCATCATCGATTTCACTGAGGGAACTGATAGAGCAGCCGTAGATGTCGCAAATGATATCAATGCTGCTGGTATTTCAGGTCTAACGGCTGGTGTTGTGGAAGATAACCAGGGATTGTCCCATGTGTTCCTCACCGCCGCAAATAACGTCTTGATCGGATCAGGTGCTGCGAATGGACCTACAGGGTTCACTACTGGCAATTACTCGGGACGTAACAAGGCTTTCATCGTATTTAACGGTCCAATCGTCGATGGTTCTGATGGCGGCATAACCGCTACGGATCCGTCGAAGGTAGTCATTAAAATAAACGGTTCACAGGTTCTTGCTAAGTCTGTCGATGGAGCAAGAAGAGCTGTTATACTTAATCAAGCCCCCGAGGCTGGCTCTACTCTTACCGTAGAGTATTGGTTTAACTCTTGGCAAGATACTTTCGATTACCTTCCGAATAGCAATATTGCGGAAGTCAATAACGTCGGTATTGCCCCTGGCAGAAGAGACTACGTAAATGGTTTGGACTACATCGTAGTAAATGATAGAGACCAATCCAAGATCCAATGGGGAACCAGTTTTACCGTGACAAGCGGTTCTGTAACTGGTTCAGCTGTTTGGGATTCTACCCAGATTACTGGATTGTTGATCGATGATAAACTGTTTGGTGCTGAGTGCGATCGTTTTAGTGATCCCAACACTAACAGCTTATCAACCAATAAGTTTACTCTGCCTCTTACTCCTACGTCTGGAAATGGAAGAGACACGCCTCTGTCCGTCAGTCTGTTTAATTCCGTGACAAATGGCAGGATCGATTTACCGACTGACAATCCTAACTTGGTTACAGTTTATGTGGGTAAATCGTGGCGGGATGCTTACGCAAGGGGACCTGTCGCGGTTCTTGGAGTGGACGGTGCGTCTAATCTTGTCACCCTTCGTGATTTAGTGCCAGCTGATTATAAAGTATATGCCACTTTCTGGTACAACAGAATAGCGGATGATACCTATACATTAAATGTCGTGACTCCTGGACCTACAGGGGTCGGTCAGTATACGATCAACTCCGCTCTTACAGCTTCTCAGCTGTTTGGAGTGAAATTCGGTTCAAAGTCAGGTTTACCTGAGACCATTCAGTGGCCTAGTGGTTCAGAGACTCAGCCAGATTCATTCTTGATAGGAGGTATCCCAGTAGCGGAAACCGTTACTATCACTTTCGATGACAGTTTGTCGCCGGAAAAGAATGCTTCCATTACAAACGACTTCGCCAGTCCTTATGACTTATACCAGGCTACCAGTGTTTTCGGTAACATGTTGGTAGATGGCGGAGCAGCCTTCGGCGTCAATTTAGCAACATCATTTCCTGCCACCCTTCTCGGCCAGCCCGTCACAAATCCGTTAAGTTTTGAGACTTCTGACCGTTTACAACTTTCCATTGATGGAACCGTTACTGTTGTTGATATATCAGCCACGACAACTGTCGCTCAAGTAGTAGCTGCTGTTAACCTGGCTACAGGTAACACAAATGCTTTTGAGCTTTCCTACGGATCTCAATCAGTACTCGGTTTAGTTGGTGATAATGCCAACGCTTCCGAGACTGAATACAAGGTCTGCAGTGTCATTGTCCAGATTCCTACTGTAAGCGGGACCACGGATGGTAGCAGCAAGCTGGGGTTCTCTCCTAACGATTCAGCTACTGGTAGATATAATGCCTTAAATCAGCCTGCCATAATGGCTGCTATCAAGGACGCTCCGTTTAGTATCACTTCAGGCATCAACAGCCGTTTGATACTAAGCGTGGACGGCGTAGACTTCCAGACTGAATTACCAAGTGGAAGTTCGGTCTCTCTTGATTCAGTAGTAACGGCCATCAATAATGCATACTTGCCATATGCTGATTCCAATGCCCAAAGCTTGGTTCTGCCAAGCCTTTTTTCATTGGCTAATCAGCTGAAGTTGGAGTACAATCTGCACATTGCAGACACTGACTTCCATATATCGGCAGACGGAACTAACGTAGTAACGGCTGCAGGCGCTACTTCTTTTTCCACTTTATGTGCGTTGTTAAATGACATAAAGACGAATTATAACCTGCACATTCCTGACTTGACCTTCCACCAGTTGGGTGATGCTGATAACTCGGTGTCTGTGGCTGATGCAACGACGCTTCAGACTGCTTCCGTATTAGCGAGAGACTTGAAGGACAAGTTTAATCTTCACCTTCAGCAGTTAGGCGTTCACGGTTACGATGATACCGCGAATGATGTTGTCCAGTCTGCCTACAACGCGGAACCCGTAGATAATACGGCAGACGATGGAGGATTAGTCCAAATTCTCACCATGAATGCCCATGGCTTGGTGGATGGTGACTACGTTTACATTCAGGGCGTTGTAGGAACCACTGAAGCGAACGGAGCTTGGATTGTCACCAATTCGATGGCGACTTCTTTCTCCCTTGGTGGCTCAACATACAGCAATGCTTATGTAAGCGGCGGAACAATACGAGATATTAACGCTACCGTATTGTTGCTGAACAATACTAAGTCCAAGTTCAACTCGCACTTTGTGGAGACTGGTGCTCACGTTAATGATGATACCGTGAACACGGTATCGACTGCGAATGCCACTAACCTTGCTACGGCTATCACATTAGTGAACGCGCTTAAGGCGAAGTACAACAGCCATCGTACGCAGTCTGATGTCCATGGTGTAAACGATACGACAAACGTCGTTACGGTTGCAAATGCCTCGGGAGTTACCCCAGCTGGATTCATCACTGTAGTGACTCTCGCCGAAGCGATAGCTGCCGATTCTGCCGGAGCATTTAACGACCACAGAGTGCAACTTGAGGGCGGATTCCACGTTCACAGCACTAATGATACGGCTCATGTAGTCACTGCTGTCGTTACTGAGCTAGTGGCTCGCACAGGAGCAGATCAGTACGCGAACAAACTGGTAGTGTCGAGCTTAGTGAACACTCCAAATTCGAACATAACAGTTAGAACTGGAAGCAACGCTGCTGCGACTCTTGGTTTGGTGATTGGCGCTACAGCTTCAAGAACACAACCTACCGCTGCTCTTTTAGCTTCTGCTCTAAATTACGACGGAACATTCAGCGGTGTCGCAGCAGCTTGGCCGTTAACGGTTCAGGGTTTAGGGTCTTATCTTCGCATAGATTCCTTGACTTCAGGATCGGCTTCGACCCTGTCATTCCAATCCACCGTAAGCACTGCATTCATCACCTCCACAAACATCGGGATAACTCCCGGTGTGACCGGTGATACGGGCGAAGATGCCGTTGCAGGATTCACGGTTTCAAGTTCCTCGCCTGGGGGGTCTTCAGGCACTGGGACGGTTGGTCAGACATACACTGATGCGCAGACTGGTTTAAGATTCACTATCTTGAATCCTTCAGCGGCTGATTACTCTAATGGTGGTTTCTTCACCCTTACTGTCGGTCAGACATTCACCTGCGATAGTGCTATACCGATCAATGCTGTCGGTGGCGTTGAGATTACCGTCTCTAACGCAGTAAACACGAATGTAGACACGACTGCTTTCCTGCGTACGTACAAGCGGACGGGTAACGAACCACGTACCGGTGATGTTTACTACGTTTCTTATCTTTATGGTAAGACTACGTACGAGACTGGCCTTTACCAGGATCTTAAGAAGATCCAGACAAACTTCGGACCCCCGAATCCAGATAACCCGATCTCATTGGCGGCTCGTTTAGCCATTCTGAACGGTGCTGTAATCGTAGGTCTTAAGCAAGTACTGAGAGACCAATCTGGTCAGGTTACGTCAGGAGCATACATACAGGCAATTGACGACTTGCGAAAGCCCATCACGGGCAACATAAAGCCTGATATCATTGCGCCTCTCAGTACAGATGCTAACGTATTTGCATACTTGAATCAACACTGCATCTTCATGAGCAGCCCTCGTCAAGAGGGGGAGCGAATGGGTGTTGTTGGAACAGCTATCGGCACTACCCCAACTGGAGTACAGGCTATAGCTCGTGGTCTTCAATCCGAACTCATGGTAGTCACCTATCCTGATTCATTCGTCATTACGATTCAGGACGATGTTGGTAATTTAACTGACCGACTGGTGGACGGAACTTATGTGGCTGCAGCTATAGCTGGCTCCACTTGCAGTCCGGCGGTTGACGTTGCCACCCCATGGACTCGTCGTCAGATACTTGGGTTCAAGAGTATAGGTCGTCGTCTAGATCCGACTGAATCTAACCAAGTGGCGGTAAATGGTGTTACGATAATGGAACAGCTCGACACGGGTCTGAGAATCCGTCACGGGCTCACCACTCGTACAGAAACTGTCGTAACTCGTACTCCTTCCGTTCAAATGACGATTCAGTACGTCCAGCAGGTAATGCGGGCTGTACTCGATCCGTACATCGGACAGAAGTTTACGACCAGCATTCCTAAGCAGGTCGAACAGTCCATGAGTGCGGGATTCCAAAATCTCATCAATGGTCAGATCGTGACGAAGGTAGCAGGCATCACAGCATCTGTTGATCCTAATGATCCTACAGTTCTGCGTACCGAAGCTATTTACGTTCCTGTCTTCCCACTTGAATATATTGTGGCGACGATGAGTATTCGGATAAGGGCTTGACGAGTTAGCAACATTTGTGGTAAAATCCCTACATGGGATCTAATCACAACAGCTCAAGTGAGGCCCCCGATAACTCGGGGGCCTCACTTGTATTCACTATTTATTGTCACTTCCACATGAAATCAGGTCGCCGCTATATAGGGCTTACAAGCAAAAAATGGCAGAGACGCTGGTCGGAGCATCTAAGTAAGGCGAGAAATTGGTTATTAGAGAAAAATCACGAAAATCATTGGTATAATGCTTTGATTAAATACGGTCCGGATTCCTTCGACCATGAAGTCTTGCAAGTCTGCTCATCTCTCGAAGAAGCAAATGCTGCCGAGAAATACTGGATTGAACTCTATGATACGACGCACCAACTAAGAGGATTCAATACTTCTCGCGGTGGTGAACATGTTCCGCATCCCGTGAAGAATCCTTGGGAACGCCCCGAGTATATTGAGAAGGCTAAGCAGAATAACAACATCCGCCATTGCCTCACTCCTGAAGCTCGTGCGAAGCAAATCGCTTCCCTTAACACTCCGGAGTCCCGCGCTAAACGCTCTCAGAAGACTCGCGAATCTATGGCTTCTCCCGAGACTCAATTGAAACGTGCCGTGATGCGAGCCAATCCAGAATATGGTAAGAAAATTTCGGACTCTTTAAAGTCTTCTTTAGCTTCCGTAGAGGCGCGTGAAAATATGAGTCGTGCGGCCATCGAATCCTGCACAGAGGAAGTTCGCGCTCGTCTTTCTGAAGGCACGCGGAGGGCCTTCGAAGACCCTGCAGTAAAAGAGCGTCATCGAATAGCCACTACTGCCGCTCAAAACCGTCCTGAAGTCAAGGAAAAGCAGCGGAATCGCACTACCAGCCCGGAGACTCGCGCCAAGATATCAGCCGCTTCCACCGGCTTTCGCCATACTGATGAATCTAAAGAGGCAATGCGCCGTTCGTTTCTTGAACGCCGTGCAAATATACTTTCGGAATCTGGCTGTACCACTTGGTCCGAATATATAAAATTAAGTATTGCGAATAATAAGAAGATATGATTTATGAAGTCCGCATTTTATACTGAGAGCGAATTTCAAACGCCTGAATCATATCAGTAAGTCGTGTAGTGCCTCTGAAGACCTCTATCTCCTAGTCTGAATGTATAATTTTAGATGGTTGGAAAAGTACTAGACCCTTTTGACTTCGTTATTACTTATGTTCCTGAAGATGGATGTCATATTATAGGTCTTAAGAAGATAGATAAACAAGTTATTTTCGTTAATGTGGCAAATGTAGATAAATCAGCAATCGGTAAAAATGTCAGAATAATAAGTGCGAAGTCCTTGTCTGAAAGTGAGTGTCCCCCCAGGTTTTATAAACCTTACGGAATATTCGACCCTCACACACATGGGTGGAAATTTCTTAAGCTAATATCTGGCACAGTCGTATTTGGTGGTGACTTACCGTTTAGGCCGATTCCTCTTGCCAAATTTGAAGAAAAGCAATCATTACTGGACAGTATGTCGGTCGGTTCTCTTTGGTCTAGTGGGAAGACTACTTGGGTAATTAAGGATACTCACTTAGAAAGACTCGCGGGTAATGAAAGACTGCGAGTATGGGTCACTGACTTAAATGGTAAACGTGGGCAAGCAATATATGCTGATTCCATTATCTCTTCATATAAAAGAGTAAGTCGGGATGATATTGCTTGAATCGCTCCTTATGACTTGAAGTACTGATTCAACATTGATTTATGAACCTGTCGCGGTCTATACAATTTCTCTAGCGAGATTCCGCTTCCGATTCCATCGCCGCTTTGTTGCTCACATATTTTCACGGAAGAGTACTAGATAATACCCATACATCCACAGAACCTGCTGTTGCAGCGTTCAAGTTCGCTCCTACAGAAGCTGCAGATATTTGAATGGTGGTTGAAGCCCCAAAATTTTCGATGGCTGCTCCGTTGTTAGTAGACTGTCCCACTTGATTTCCAGTAGCTTGATAAACGTTGAAATAACTTGCATACTTTGTCACATCACCGGATATTCCGACTGCGACAGTATACGCCGATAATGCACCTCCAGTGAATGAAGTGGAGTGTTTTATCACGACATCATGGATGATGCCACCAGCCGACAAGGAGAATAGAGTTATAGAGTTAGTTGTCGCTGCCGTAGAAAAATCTGTATAAGATTTTGTATATTTAGTCCAAGAGAATCCACTAGCTGAACCCGTCGCACCCGTCGCACCCGTCGCACCCGTCGTGCCTTGTGTTCCAGTTGGACCGCTATTACCAGTAGACCCCGTGATGCTTACTCCGGAAGTACCAGTGGGTCCTGTTAAACCCACAGGACCCGTGGGTCCTGTAATGCTTAATCCCTGAGAACCAGTGGCTCCTGTGCTGCCTACTAATCCTGTTGGTCCTGTAACGCTTACTCCGGAAGTACCAGTGGGTCCTGTTAAACCCACAGGACCCGTGGGACCGGTATCGCCATTACCTGATTCACCAGTGGGTCCTGTGCTGCCTACTAATCCTGTTGGTCCTGTAACGCTTAGTCCGTCAGGTCCCGTAGCTCCTGTAATGCTTGCGCCTTGAACTCCGGTAGGTCCTGAAGGCCCAGTTGACCCAGTTGGTCCGGTAACGCTACTACCTGATGCTCCTGTAGGACCAGTGGCACCTGATGAACCATCTGTTCCAGTCGGACCAGTTACGCCTGTAGGTCCTGTAGATCCAGTTACGCCTGTAGATCCAGTTACGCCCTGTGCGCCTGTAGGTCCCGTGTCGCCCTGTGCGCCTGTAGATCCTGTTTCTCCAGTAGATCCTGTGTCGCCCTGTGCGCCTGTAGGTCCCGTGTCGCCCTGTGCGCCTGTAGATCCTGTTTCTCCAGTGGATCCGGTTATGCCTTGTGCGCCTGTAGGTCCTATGTCGCCCTGTGCGCCTGTAGGTCCTGTTTCTCCAGTAGATCCATTTACGCCCTGTGCGCCTGTAGATCCTGTGTCACCCTGTGCGCCTGTAGGTCCAGTTACGCCCTGTGCGCCTGTAGGTCCTATGTCACCCTGTGCGCCTGTAGGTCCTGTTACGCCTTGTGCGCCTGTAGATCCAGTTACGCCATGTGCGCCTGTAGATCCTGTTTCTCCAGTAGATCCAGTTACGCCATGTGCGCCTGTAGATCCTGTTTCTCCAGTAGGTCCAGTTTCGCCTGTAGTTCCTGTAGGTCCTATTACGCCCTGTGCGCCTGTAGGTCCTGTGTCACCCTGTGCGCCTGTAGGTCCTGTTACGCCTTGTGCGCCTGTAGATCCAGTGTCGCCCACTGATCCCGTAGATCCTGTGTCACCCTGTGCGCCTGTAGGTCCAGTTACGCCCTGTGCGCCTGTAGGTCCGGTTACGCCCTGTGCGCCTGTAGATCCTGTTTCTCCAGTAGATCCAGTTACGCCCTGTGCGCCTGTAGATCCAATGTCGCCTTGTGCGCCTGTAGGTCCTGTTTCTCCAGTAGATCCAGTGTCGCCTTGTGCGCCTGTAGGTCCTGTTTCTCCAGTAGATCCATTTACGCCCTGTGCGCCAGTGGGCCCTGTTTCTCCAGTAGGTCCTGTGTCGCCTTGTGCGCCTGTAGATCCTGTTTCTCCAGTGGATCCTGTGTCGCCTTGTGCGCCTGTAGATCCTGTTTCTCCAGTAGGTCCAGTTACGCCCTGTGCGCCTGTAGATCCTGTTTCTCCAGTAGGTCCAGTTACGCCCTGTGCGCCAGTAGGTCCAGTTACGCCCTGTGCGCCAGTAGATCCTGTGTCACCCTGTGCGCCAGTAGATCCAGTTACGCCCTGTGCGCCTGTAGGTCCTGTGTCACCCTGTGCGCCAGTAGGTCCTGTTACGCCCTGTGCGCCTGTAGGTCCTGTTACGCCTTGTGCGCCAGTAGATCCTGTGTCACCCTGTGCGCCTGTAGGTCCCGTGTCGCCCTGTGCGCCTGTAGGTCCTGTTACGCCCTGTGCGCCTGTAGGTCCTGTGTCGCCCACTGATCCAGTAGACCCTGTTTCTCCTGTAAATCCTGTTACGCCTTGTGCGCCAGTAGATCCTGTGTCACCCTGTGCGCCTGTAGGTCCCGTGTCGCCCTGTGCGCCAGTAGGTCCCGTGTCGCCCTGTGCGCCTGTAGGTCCTGTAGATCCAGTTACGCCTGTAGGTCCTGTGTCGCCCTGTGCGCCTGTAGGTCCTGTGTCGCCCACTGATCCAGTAGGTCCTGTTTCTCCAGTGGATCCAGTTACGCCTTGTGCTCCTGTAGGTCCTGTTTCTCCAGTAGGTCCTGTTACGCCTTGTGCTCCTGTAGGTCCTGTGTCGCCCAATGATCCAGTAGACCCAGTTACGCCCTGTGCGCCAGTAGGTCCGGTTACGCCTTGTGCTCCTGTAGGTCCTGTGTCGCCCACTGATCCAGTAGACCCAGTTACGCCCTGTGCGCCAGTAGGTCCGGTTACGCCTTGTGCTCCTGTTTCTCCAATAGATCCAGTGTTACCTTGTGCGCCTGTATCGCCCTGTGCACCTGTAGGTCCTGTTACGCCCTGTGCACCTGTAGATCCAGTTACGCCCTGTGCACCTGTAGATCCGGTTGCGCCTGTAGGTCCTGTGTCGCCCACTGATCCAGTAGATCCAGTAGACCCTGTTTCTCCAATAGATCCAGTGTTACCTTGTGCGCCTGTATCGCCCTGCGCACCTGTAGACCCAGTTACGCCCTGTGCACCTGCAGATCCAGTTACGCCAGTAGGCCCTGTTTCTCCAGTAGGCCCTGTTACGCCTTGTGCGCCTGTATGTCCAGTGTCGCCCACTGATCCAGTAGGTCCAGTTACGCCCTGTGCGCCATTGGATCCAGTGTTACCTTGTGCGCCAGTAGGTCCAGTTACGCCCTGTGCGCCTGTAGGTCCTGTTTCTCCAATGGACCCGGTTACGCCTTGTGTGCCTGTAGGTCCTGTTTCGCCCACTGATCCAGTAGGTCCTGTTTCTCCAATGGACCCGGTTACGCCTTGTGTGCCTGTAGGTCCAGTTACGCCAGTAGGTCCTATTTCTCCACTGGATCCAGTAGATCCTGTGTCGCCCTGTGATCCAGTTATGCCTTGTGCGCCTGTAGATCCAGTTACGCCCTGTGAACCTGTAGACCCAGTTACGCCTTGTTCACCAGTGGGTCCTGATGCACCTGTAGGTCCTGAAACGCTCAATCCTTGAGTACCTGTAGAACCGGTGGGACCTGTAATGCTTGATCCATCAACCCCACTGGGTCCTGTTGAACCAACCACGCCTTGAAGTCCAGTTGGACCAGTGTCTCCAATGAGCCCAGTGCTTCCCGTAACTCCTGTAGCACCAGTTGATCCTATATCCCCCTGAACTCCGGTCGGTCCGGTGGACCCTGTGCTTCCTTGAGCGCCTGTTGCTCCGGTTACGCTGAATCCTTGGTCACCGGTTGGTCCTGTAATTCCTACACTTACCGGGCCAGTGGCACCTGTTGTTCCTATAGGTCCAGTTGGTCCTGTTTCCCCAGGAATTCCGGCGGTACCTGTAGACCCGGTTACGCCAGAAGGGCCGGTAGTTCCAAATCCAGTTGGTCCGGTAGCACCGGTAAGTCCTTCTACACCCGTATGGCCAGTCGAGCCCACTTCGCCTGTAGGTCCAGTGTTACCCTGGATTCCAGTCGGTCCGGTTGCTCCGGTGGCACCCGTATTGCCAACCGTGCCACTGGGACCTGTTTCCCCCACTTGTCCTGTGTCTCCTGTGTCTCCCTGAATACCTGTCGGACCTATATTACCTATTAATCCGGTAGGTCCTGTTTCTCCTTGAATACCGGTTGACCCCGTATCACCCTGTAAACCTGTTGGTCCAGTGTCCCCTTGTGATCCTGTAGGTCCAGTTACGCCTGTAGGTCCTGTTGTACCAGTAACACCCTGTAAACCTGTAGATCCAGAATCTCCCTGTGCGCCAGTGGACCCCGTAGATCCAGTTTCACCCTGGGATCCAGTTTCACCCTGGGATCCAGTTGCACCCTGTGTACCGGTAGACCCAGTATCTCCTGTAGATCCAGTTACGCCTTGTGCGCCTGTAGGTCCAGCTCCGCCTTGTGCGCCTGTAGGTCCATTGGATCCAGTTACGCCCGTTTCTCCCTGTGCGCCAGTAGACCCAGTTTCTCCCTGTGCGCCTGTAATTCCTATATCGCCCTGTGCGCCAGTAGACCCTGTTTCTCCAGTAGGTCCTGTATCGCCTTGTGGTCCTACATCTCCTTTATTATTGAATGTATTCCAGTCTGTACTACTTAAATATCCATCTGTCGAGGCGTCACTCTGCAGAATGTTAAGTACGGGTTGATTCGGGTTTGTGTTGTCTACTTCTAAGACTGCAGTGAGTGAACTTATGCCCTGAAAGTTCGACTCTCCTTTATTATTGAAT